GGGCTGTGTGAAATCGGAATCAATGCCACATGCCACTGATTGCACCTTCCCATATGCCACCGCGTCGGTTATACTCGTCTCATGGAGCCGCCATGCCCGCACTACTGGTCATTCCGCGATGAGTGGAAGGATGACCCTCCGCCACCCAATCTCGACGGGTGCCCGTACTGTCATGCTCCATGGCCTGAGCCAGGACTCGTGAAGAGAGAGCCATCATGATGCCAACGCCCACCACGGATGTACCAGTCAGCTTCCGTACCGAGAACCTCACGGACAATGGCGAGGCGATCGTCACTGACTGCCCTGAGTGCCTCTCAGTCATCAGACTGGTCAATCTAGCCGAGCATCGCGCCAAGGCCCACTCCTCATGAGCTTCTTCATAGGATACGTACACAGCGAGCTGGTACACGCCGCATTCATGGAGTCAGTCATCCGCGAGGGCGAACTAACCGGCGCAATTATCAAGGGCCAGGAGTCTGAGCCCTACGTCGATCAAGCCCGCAACTTCCTGGTCGAACAGTTCCTGGTGAGCGACCGCGAGTGGTTCCTGTCAGTCGACACGGACGTCATCCTGCCCGAGAGAGTCATCACCAGACTCCTGGCGCGGAATCGGAAGCTTATCGGCGCACTCATCTATGTCAATGCCAAGCCGCCATTCCCGCAGATATACCAGAAGATTGCCGACTTCGGTGTTGGCGGTTTCGGCACATACCTGGTCGACACAGACTGGGAGCCCGGCGACCTGATCAAGGCTGGCGCTACTGGCGCAGGGTGTATGCTCATCCACCGCGAGGTTTTCGAGGCCGTACCTCCCAACAAGCCATTTCGCTGGTTCCAGCATGAGCAGCGTGGCGAGGACTTGTTCGGCGAGGACGTAGTGTTCTGTGAGCGGGCCAAGCGAGCAGGCCACCAGCTCTACATCGACACCGCGGTCAAGGCCGGGCACATCAAGCCCAACGTCATATAAGCGTGCGCCCGCGCGTATATCGCGCGAGGGAGCGCTCGTTGAGCTAGCCATCCCCCAGGTTCGTACGGTAGAATAACCGCTTGTGACGCTGGTCCTAACGGGACTCCAGAGGAGGTGGTCTATGCACGATGCTTCGTTCTGAGCGATCTCCGCTGGCCAGGCGGCTGTCCAAAAGGTCACAGCCCCCTATACGCTGAAGACTACTAGCCGCCTGGTCAGCAACTAGATGAAGGAAGTTGAATGCCAGCACCAAAGAAGCGGCCCCGCGATCGCACGGGCACCGGAACTGGGCACGGGGATGACCCGCGCTACATCAAGGTGACGCAGGGCGCATCTACTGGAGCTGGCCATCCGATACCATCAGCAGACACAAGCTGGAGACCGAAGGCTAGGAGTTGGTTTAATTCACTCAAGCTATCGGGCCAGTCTGAATTCTTTGAACCTAGTGACTGGGCTACAGCCGTTGCCGCGGCTGACGCCTATGATGTATTCCTGCGTACGCATAACGCTAGCATTCTGGCGCAGTTTACTCGCCTGAGTGAGCGGCTCGGTGCTACCATCACTGACCGCAAGCGTAGTCGTATCGAGCTGGAAGAGCCCGCACCGGAAGATGAAGATGAGGCCGCCGCAGACCAGGCCGTTCAAGGCTGGCAAGGCAGGCTTCATTCAGTGCCATAGGGCCCATGGGAGAGGAACCATGTCCAGCTACTTGATTATAGGCAGTCTAGTATCACCTTGCATGTCTTAGCATCCCACACGCCGGAGGGATCGCAGAGGCATGTTGTTTTGGTATTTGTTTTTCGCCACGGGCATTCTTGGCAGCTTGCTGTGCGCTGGCCTTCTGGTCGCGTACGATAAGTACAGGAGCGGCCGGTGAGCATACTCATAGCTCCACGTGACCGTACCGTGACAATACCGGACGGTGTCCCCAAGCTTACCCTCGGCTGGGAGGCCATCCATTGGGCCTCTAAATACCTGCGCCAGCCCGACGGGCCGAAGACTGGCCAGCGCTGGGAGTTCATTGAGAGCCAGGTCCGGTTCATACTGTGGTGGTATGCCCTAGACGAGCGCGGACGCTGGCTATTCTACCACGGCGTGCGCCGATACCCCAAGGGGGCCGGGAAGTCGCCATTCGCTGCTGTTCTATCGCTGATCGAGCTACTCGCGCCAGTCAGGCTCAAGGACTTCGACAAGAGAGTGATCGGTGGTTGTGTTGGACGACCAGTCGGTATGCCTTTGGTGCAGATTGCCGCTACCAGTCATGATCAGGCTAACGTCAACACGATGCGCATGGTGCGGGCACTACTCCCACCCAAGTCTCGCATTCGTGCTGATTATGATGTTGAGACGGGCAAGACTGTTTTCCATATACCGGGCGGTGGTCAGCTCATGGTCATCACGTCAAGCCCAGTCACTGAAGAGGGCGCCCTAGTCACGTTTGCAATCCTCGACCAGACGGAGTCATTCTTCCCAGTTAATGGAGGCGTGGCTCTCGCGGAGGTCCTAGACCGAAACGTCGGCAAGTCAGGAAGCAGGCTCCTGGAGACGAGCAACGCCTGGGAGCCCGGAAAGGAATCAGTTGCTGAGAATACGTTTGATGCCTGGGTCGCTCAAGAAGAGGGCAGGCTGCGCGGAACCGGCCGCATCCTCTATGACTCTAGGATGGCCCCTCCTGATATTGACTTCGAGAACGACAAGTCGATCGAGCGAGGTGTGGAGCATGCTTATGGTGACGCCTTCTGGGTCGATGTCTATGACATCGTACAGAACCGAATCCTATCCCCCAAGAATCCGCTCGATGTCTCCAAGCGTTACTACCTGAACTGGCCAGAGGCCGCCGAGGACGCATGGACGACTCAGCAGCTCTGGTCGCGGATGTCCGATCCAGCATACTACATCAATGATGGCGACGACATCACCATGGGCTTCGATGGTAGCCGTGTTAATGATGCTACCGCTCTGATAGGCTGTCACGTTAAGACGGGCTTTACATTTAGCTTGGGTATCTGGGAGACGGATGATGGACGCAGGCCGATCCCAGTATGGGAAGTCAATGAGGCTGTTGAAGCAGCGCGGAAGCGTTGGCACGTCTGCGCATTCTTTGCGGATGTCAACGAGTGGGAAGAGCACACGAAGGTGTCGTGGCGGGCTATGTTTGAGGAGGACCTGCCTGTATGGGCGGTTCCGGCTGGACGAGACCCTCAGCCAGTAGCCTGGGATATGCGCTCGCATATAGCAGAGTTCACCATGGCTTGCGAGATGGTGCTGAGCGAAGTTGAAGAAGGCAGCTTCGTTCACGATGGCGACAGCTTCCTCGGCCGACATGTAGTCAACGCTCGGCGCCGGCCGAACCGCTGGGGAATCAGTATCGCCAAGGAAAGCCCCAAGTCGTCGCGCAAGATAGATGGCTGTGTAGCGATGATCATAGCTCGCCACGCGCGGAGACTGGTACTAAGTAGCAAGACATTCAAGGAACAGAAGCAAGAGGCCGAGCGTGCCGGTAAGCGACAGATTTGGAGCTTCTCATGATAGTTGACCTGCCTGAAATTCCAGAGCTTGCAAACCAGATGATGCAGATTCGCTCAGTCGAGCAGGTTCGCCTTGATCTGATCAGCAGATACATGCGCGGCAAGCATGCAAAGCCGTACGCGCCCAAGGGCGTCAACTCTGAGTACCGCTGGATCATGAGCAAGTCCAAGCGCAATTTCCTGCCGCTCGTAGTTTCTGTCATCTCTGAGAACCTTCACGTCGACGGCTACAAGCCTTCCGGGCAGACGACCATCGAGACGGCCTCCACTATCGACGTTGACCCCATGTGGAACACCTTCCGCGCTAACCGCATGATCTCTCGCCAGCACGGCGTTCACCGCGCTGTTTGCAAGTACGGGACGGCCTACGTGGTGGTGCTGCCTGGAAGCATGGCGACCGATGAAGAGCTTGAAGCTGGCGGCTCAGCCAACGTACCGGTTATGAGGCCGGTCAGCCCTCGGCGGATGACCGCGTTTTACCTTGACGACGTTGATGACGAGTGGCCTCAGTGCGCAATCGAGGTTCGTATCGCTGGAAATCCAGCACGTCCGCAGAGCCAGCGTGTTATCGCTAGCCTCTATGACGAGACAGCCCGCTACATCCTGACAAGCCAGGAAGGAATCCAAGGCTCAGCCGCTACGAATATCAAGCTCAGCATAGCGAGTCCAGGCGACCCCTACCTCAACGGGTTG